GCTAACATTCTTTTCTGACCGCCAACTGGCATTTCAGGTTTTCCTGTAGCAATATAATTAAAAGATTGGTCAGCAGTTGTTTTAGATCTAGGATCTACTTCAATACTTTGCTCTGCAACCTTAACATCTTTAATCTTATCAAGTTTTTGCATTTTTTGTCCTTTTTTTAGTTTTTTCTACACCTTTTATAACACCTTTGTTACGAGAAGCATAGAAAACAGTTTCTCCCTTCTTCTTGCCATACTGTTTTTTCATAGATTTCATAATTTTTTTACCTTTTTTTGTCAATGGCATAATTAATCCTCTATCATTACTTTAGCATCTTGAATTCCAGTCTTTGCTAAACTTACTCCTGCTCTTAATTTTGCTAAATCTTCGTTTTGTTCTAATTTTTCATCAAAATTTTCACCTGATTGCATCAACCTTGCTCTTGCAATGTCTTGTTGTGCCTTATCGTTGTCTTTTTTACGCTCATTTTCCATAGCACGAAGGTCAACTTCTCTTGCTTTAAGTTTTAATAAAGGATCAGAATCAAATTGTGATGTAATTTTTTTCTCTTCTTCCATAAAATCTTGTGTCATTTCTGCAATCAACACAGATTTTCTAGCCTCAACTTGATTTGTAAGAGCTTGTAACTGTTGTTGCACCATAGGATTTAGTGCTGCTTGTTGTTGCATCAACATCATCTCTCCTAATTGTTCTCTAAACTCCAATTGCACTTGTTCTTGAGCCATTAAACTAATATGCTCTAAAATATTTTTTTGTATCGCAGCCATAATTGCAGGATTATTTCTAACCATATTAGTTGACATAAAATTTAAGTGTGCTGTGATGTGTGCTCTGTGGTCTTGACCAGGAAAAGCTTGAAAAGGTTTGCCGGCTAAAGCATTTATGTGTTCCATACTTGGATCCATAGGTGCATTTGGTGCTGGCGGTGGTAGAACTGCGTCTACATTTTTAACACCTATAGCTTCATACATATTTCTATATATCTGATACATATTGTGTAATGCAGGATTAGATGTTGCTATTTGTAATTGTGTTTGTGCAAGTGTTATTCTTTGTGACATAGAAAATATATTTGGATCTGCAACAGGTATTACATCTATTCTATCATCAAAGTCTGCTTGTTTAATGTTCCGTGCTCCACCAACAACATCGTATGGATATTCTGGTGGTAGATATTGTGATACAACTTTTGATAATAATTTAAACTCGTCCTTCATTGCAGCGTAACATCTTTTGTGTATTGCACTCATGACCCTTGAACCACGTTCCAATAATGCAATTGTTGTTCCAACAGCAGCAGCTTGGTTACTATCTCCCACTTGCATATCAGCAATAGCAGCGAACCTTTGACCAGCGGATACAACTACACCTAATAAATTTAATAATGTTTGAGATGGTTCTTTGTATGGTAATGGAAAGAATGCATCTCTTAAATTACCACCCGGTGCATCTACATCTTTAAATTCACCTGGTTGTATTGGAGCTGCTTCATCTCTAACTCTTACACCTCTTTGTTTAAATCCTGCAGGTAAATTAGATAATGTACCTGCATCTAATAATTGACGGAGAGCCGCCGTTGCGGTACGGCTCAATCCGCCAATCATATGAATTAATCCAAAGCCATAAAATCCAAGTCCTGGCAGAAATTTAAAATGAACAAAATATTGAATTTTATTTTTCTTTAGATCATTGGGTGCATAGTTTCGCCTAATGGCGAGAACTGTTCGGCTACCTTCTTCTACTGTTACAATGTAGGGTAATTTTATTCCTGTTGGTCCTTCGGTTCCTTGATCTTCAAAACCCTCTAAATCTAAATTAACATGACACTCTAAAAGAGTATACATAGTTTCTTGTTTACCAACTTTTTTTGTTCCATCTAATTCTCTTTCTTTTTTCTCTACAGAATTTTGCTCTACATTACTAGGTGGTGTTAATTCTACATCAGAATAAAAACCATTGACTTGTTGTTTTCTTAATTCGTTTTCAGACATTTTAACAACATGTATAACGGCTTCTGCATCTTCGATAGAAGTTGCTGTATATGGTACAATTAATTCATCCGCAGGAACAAACTTAGATACAACTCTTCCTAACGGCACATCATAATAAACTTTTTTAAATGTAGATCCTGCAAGTGGTAAATGAAATAGCATAGAATCAAATTCTTCTTCGTATTCTTTCATCTGATCCATAATTAAATAATTCATGTAATCTTTTACACGTTGTGCTTGTAATTCTGTTTGTGGGTTTTTGACTCCTATTATTTGTGTTCTTACAGGTCCGTCGCTTGGTAATAATTCTTTGTAAGCTTGTGCTTGAAATTGTGTAACTGCCTCTGCTAAAACTGGATGTGTTGCACCACTTGCTCCTTGAAAGGGTTCTGTTCTATTTTCATATTTAAATCCTAAAAGATCTAAACCTTGTGTATAAGATTGTTCCCAATCTTTTCTTGATGATTTATAATCCATAAAATTTTGAACCATATCATTACCGATAGGGTCTAAAACATCGTCTGGTAAAATATCTGCTAAATTATCAAAATGTGATTCTGTTCCTGGAATATTAATTGATCCTGGTTCAAAGTCTAAAGTCACACCACCATCTTCTTCAGGAATAACTTCTACAGGTGGTTTTTCTACAATATCCTCTTTGACTTCTACTTCTTCAGACGGAATATCTATTTTTGTTCTGACTTCGTTTGGAAGTGACTTGTCTATTTCTGCCATTTAATTTCTCCAGTTTAATTGTTTTAACTTGTTTTAAGGGAACATTCAACCCTTGAGGGTTGGGTCCTCGTAAAGGGGGTATTGTAGTTGTTAGTTTTTTAATCACTATTCTCCTAACATTCTAGCTAGTCCACCTTTTGCAAAGGAGCCCATTTCAGCTGCAGTTCCTTTACCACCCATAAAATCTTTGTCTTGCGCAAAATCAGATTGAAAGCCACCTCTTTCTTGTGCTTTGTTTCTTGCTGCTATGACCCTAGTTTGCTCTTTAGGAGTCATTGAGGCGGTTTTTTTTTCATCTCTTCTATTTTTAAGTAAATTGTTCATTGCATTTAGTCTTGCTTGTTGTATTAGCCTAGCTCGAGCTGCTCTAGGTGAATCTGCAATAGGGACAAGAAAACCTAAACCTCTTTGATCATAATCTCCCATTATTTTATCATATAATTCTTCTGTAGTTGTGTTTGGAGGAGTAAAGGCTCCTTTAAAATTACTTATAGTATCTTCATAAGCTTGAGTAAAAGCATCTTTAAAAGTTGTATTAGGATCCATCACTCCTGATGCAAAATCACCTAACTCTTTTATAGTTCCTAGACCAAAAGATCCTAAACTACCTGAAATATATCCCATTGGCCCAAATTTATCTTTTCCTAAAGCTTGAGCCACTAAGTTAGATGCCGCTTGATGTCTAAAATCAGATGGTAGTCCTATTGGACTGTCAAAAGATCCTGGAAAGTTAGCGGAGGTTATTTGATCTACTCCACTAAATTCATCAAATTTACCTACAGCTTGTTTTGCAAGATCTTGCAGTTTTTTTCTAGAGTCTTCGTTATATTCTGTGCCGTCTTGAAAACCAAGACGCATGATACCACCATCTTTCATTCCCTCTTCTCTCATTTCTGCTAATACTATTTGTATCGCTGATAGTTCTGACATCGCACCTAAATTATCGGCTACACGTTTTTCAAATATTCTCTTTTTTTCTGGACTAAAATTTTTTGAATATTTATCTGTTAGCTCTGACATTAGTAATAAATCCTTTTTGGTTTAGGTTCTTTTTGATCAACATAATCCTCTGGGTGATCAATAAGACCGCCTTGTCTAAATCTCATGATTGCTTGAGTGGTGCTATCTACAAGGTCATCATGATCGCCATATGGGAACGCTGCACATTCCTCAATGACCTCCTCGGCAAATTTTTGCTCAGGAGCCCATATCATACCACTTTCAAATAAAGGTGCAACTGCATTTACACGAGCGTGCTTGTCGTTTCCTTTAGAGGGACTAAAGTTCACAACCGGTATATCCATCTTCCGTAACTCATATGTCAAAGGCAAACCACTAGCTTTCGCTTCAACAATGACTGTTTCAGGTTTCCAATATTCATATTGTTCAAGGGCCAAGCGCCTTAGTTCAGGAAACTCGTAACGTCCTTTAATTGCATCTAATAATATTAAATTAGCCCCTTCATCCTCACTAGGATACCAAATACCCCAAGTGGTAATAGCTGAATAATCTGCAGTTTCTTTTTTTAAAAAAGCTGTATCGTAAGATTGTATGACATGTTGTAACTGTGGAATATTTTCATCAGTATAAGTTCGCCACCATTCACGTTTTAATATGGCACCTTCTTCTGCTGTAGGATTTTGCATCCATTGTGCATTCCATTTGGCAACAGGTAAAGTTGCTTTTACTTTTTCTAATTCATCTTGCTTCCAATATTCAGGCCATACTGGTCCATGTTCCATGATTGCTGGAAACTCAACGACGTGCCATTGATCAGCTTTAGCCTCACTTTGATTTTTAACAAGCATACCGGTCAAATCTTTTGTAGACCATCTAGTCATAACTAAAACAATTTTACCACCAGGTTGCATCCTTTGTCGTGGTCCAGAGGTGTACCACTCATAGGCTCCCTCTAGTGCGACCTTGGACATTGCATCTTGTTCTGAGTGTGGGTCGTCGATTATAAGTAGATCCGCACCACGTCCTGTTATTGCACCACCAACACCAGCTGCAAAGTATTCACCACCATCAGATGTCTCCCAACGTCCTGCTGCTTTAGAATCTTCTTGTAGTCTTGTTTGAAAAATTTTTGAATAGTCTTCACTATCAATTAGGTTCTTGGCCTTACGACCGAATCTTATTGCGAGCTCACCCGTGTGTGTTGCTTGTATGATCTTTAACTTCGGCTCACGGCCCACCATCCACGCTGGCAGAAGATAACTTGCAAACTCTGACTTTGTATGTCTTGGTGGCATGTTAATAATTAGGCGGTTTATTTCACCCGTAGCTAATTTATTAAATTTATCTGCGATGTGTCTATGATGTGAGCCTTCTATAAAATCAGGCCATACACATTTAACAAAAGACAAGAAATCATTCTTAGCCTTATTCTGTATCTTTTTTTCAGCATGCATAACCTGTAGTCTTCTAAAAGTTTTTCTAACATCTGCAGGTAGTTTACTTATGTCAACGTTATTCAAATCCATAAAAATTTTTGAAAAATTTTTTTCAAACCATTAAAATTTTTGAAAAATTTTTTCAGGGTTACTATAACTAATGAAAACGATTTTACCAACCCTAACAGTCTAAATCCTTGCACATGTACACAATATAAGTAACTTTTTTTGTAAAAAAGGGGGGTTAGTTTAATTAAATATTTGATATTTGGCCTTTGTTTAGGATCCCTCGACCAAGAACCACGAACCACGAACCACGAACCTTGATTTATTAGTATTGATAATTCTCGACTATCAATACAAATTTCCGATAATCATTAATTATCGGAAACTATAAAGAGTTAAAAACTTTCTTAATATCTTCGTAACCTTGAGCCAATGCCCTTAATTTAAAACCCACGTTTAAAAGTTCATGGATCTTGGAACCTTCAAAAAGTTTTACGGATCTCGGACCTTGCCCCTTAACACAGATAAAGGTGTTCTTTGGGTGTCTGTAATGGAAGGCGATTTGATGAGGGGAGAAAGTAACCTTGTTACCCCTTGCAACTTTTAACTCTACCGTAAAAAAGGTGTTATTATCATTATAGCCCAATAGATCAGCAACCCCATGAACGACAGAATTTTCAATTCTAATCCAACTAATTTGAGGAATATTCTTTTTGATTTCGTGATAAAATTTACTTTCATTCTTCATTATTATTTAAAGTAACATTTACATTTAAAGCTCTACAATTTCAAGTTGAAAACACTATATCTTGTGCCTAAAATCCGGGACCTACTATATCCAGGTTTTTTTAAAAATAATTAAATATTTTCTTGAATTCTGTTTTTTCTCCTATAATCTCCCTCATATATAAATATAAAAGAAAGGATAAAAACAAATGAAAACTGAAAATGTAATATATAAAATGTTAACTGAAAACACTGGGGTTCATATGTGTGACAGTGGTGGAGAAGATGGAAGACATTGGCAAAGAAATCAAAAAAAGAAATTAAAAGATTTCAAAAATGAAATTGATATTTCTTATGATAATGATGACCAATGTACAAAATCCTTATTTCATCATTTAGTTGAAAGTTGTGAATATTTACAAGATGAAACCCAATTATTAGAAACTTGGATTAAACAAGATAAAAATCGATCTAATTCTTGGAATGATGTTGAAGAGTTTATGAGTAAATACATTCATCAAGATAAGAAAATTAATTGTATTTATACTTATAATGAAGACAATGTTTTATCTCAAGATATTCAATTTCTTTATGGTGGTAACATTTATGACAGTGATGTAGTTGCTATTTCAATCCATAATGGTGCAGATGCAAGGGGTGGATTAACTGATTACAAATTTTTCAAAGTCGATTGGGATCAGTTTTTAAACTATTCAACTGATTACTATAATGAAAAGGATATTAAAGAACAATACAAGGAAATTAGAGTCTAAAGATCGAAATCCCCTCATTTGAGGGGGTCTTAGGGTTAATCCCTAACTGATGAGATCAGAAACAATTATATTTTTTATAGTTGATTTTACTATTTATAGGACTATAAAGGATATTAAAAAGGA